AAATTGAAGTTCACTGCTATTTGAGATTGTTTGCCGTTTCCATTCTTCGTCTCGTCCAGGCACGTCGTTCCAACGAATTGTAAATGGTTTAAATTCATTTGTCGTCTGTATTGCACCTTCCCAAAGCTTATAAAACATATTACCAATCCCATTTGGGGTGCTGGTAATAATAACCTTTGTATCTTTACCAGAAGAAATAACAGGATATACACCAGTATAAAATTCACTAGCATTATCTACAAATGCAAATTCGTCAAGAAACAATAAAGAAATACTCATTCCACGAATACTTGAACTAGAAGTCGCCGCAGAAATTATACGAGAATTATTTGAAAAATCAATATTTCCTTTGTTTAATGCTTTGCAACCAGGTTGTAACCAAAATGGTAAATTTTCAAGCATAAGCGAAATACGAGATAACATTTCTCGTGCAGTAGCTCCTTTATTAGCTAAAATTGCTATTGTTTTTTCACTATGAAAAAGAGCATACCATAATAAGTAACCACATGTAGAAATCGATTTGCCGCTCTGGCGACAAGCTAATACAATATTAAATCTATTTGAATTATATGCATGAAATATTTTCCGTTGATAACCATATAATTTAAATGGCACTAGGCCTCTATCCAAATGAATAACCTTTAAATATGTTTCACAAAAGTGTATAGGATCTTTACTACACTTGATATATTCATCAATTTGTTCTTTTGCAAAATTAATATTAACACCATCCCGCTTAATATTAGGATTGCCTAAATACCCATTATCTTTTGTTTTTTGATTATCAATTATCATAATGTAATTTTATTTCAGCTAATTTATTTTGCAAAAATTCATCATCTTTAACCGACCAACCAGAACCCAATTTTATTCTATATTTTTTACTATAGACATTTTGTATAATATAAAAATATGGCATAATTATTATACATCAATTGAATCATCTGTAACACCTCTTAACAACTTTTGAAGTTCTGTAGTGGTGCCAACAAATATAGCATTATTTGTGGTATTTGGCGCAGATATCTGTCCTTTTTTATCCTCAACCTGCACAATTTTCTTTCTCTCTTTTTGTAAACTTAATAACTGGCCATTTATATCAGCCGCAGTCTTTATCATTCCGGCGAGTACCTCAAATGCACGTGGATGCTCGGCATCTGACGCAAGGGCATGCATTGTACCTATAGCCTCATCACTTGTAATTATAAGTTTTTTAATTTGTTCTCGAGCAAACTTATAGTCTTCTTCAGCATGCATCACAATTTCATCATGAGACGGCCCAACTGGGACTCCGGTCGCGACGGCAATTTCATGTTTTACTGGTAAAACATTTTTTTCAAGAGATGCCAATATGGTATCTTTGTCTTTTTTCATAATTATATGTCATCATCAAAACCGTATGTAGTGATTACTGTATAGTTTTCTGGAGTATCATTCTCAGGATCACCAAGCTCAACACTCACACCGTCAATTGGTAGTGCGGTTGGAGTTATTGGAGTGTCATACAAGTCAACATCAACAACTTTAATAACCTTTGCTGGACCAGTCTGTATACCCATAAACTTAAACTTAATATCAAAGTCTAGGGTGTAGATAATTGTACGACGACTGTTGGCAAAATCGCCTTCATAGTCGTCCTGTATATTTGTGCCTGTTAATAGTATAGGTACGTCAGTAACAGAACCCGGGCCCTCAAGGTCTTTTACCGCAACTATATAGTCTGGAGTAAAGTATGGAACGATTTGTTCAAAAACTTGAAGGGCGTCATCTTGGTGATGTGCAAGTATGCTTAATTGAATGCCGACTTTATATGGAATGCCTTGATATACTTTTTTCTGTACATCAGAGTCACCTTCTATTAGATATAACTTGTTATTAAGTTTATTTAACTTACTTGCCGAATCATATGTTATTGAGGTAATTTCAAAACTCATACGAGGTAACTTGATTGCTACGTCGCCGTACTCTTCATTTTGCATAGAAGCCAGTCGAGCTAAAAACTTTTGTTTTGGACCATATGAAATTGGCACACGTTGTATACCAGTCATTTTACCATTTACCTTTTTTGCAACAGACACGTCATTAAAGATTGTGCCAAAAACTGCCACAATCTTTTTTAGGTTACCGTTATAATAATATGAACTGTTTAACATGTTTATGAGGGGTCTCCAAATGGGTTACTTTCACTAAAGTCAATATAATCGTTGCCTGCAAGTTCGAAAGAACTATTTTGCGTAAGGTCATCATTAATAAAGAGCGCTGCATCGCCATCATCCAAATCAACTACAGAAGTTACTGTTGACGTTGTACCAGATGTTTGACCCGTTAGCTCAGTTTCAGTCGTCAATACATGAAACTCACCATCATTAAATGTTAATGTCCCAAATGTTGCAATTATTCCACCTGCTGTATGTTCATACTGCAACAACTCAGCTGATCCAGTAACCCCAGAAGGCAATTCAATTGTTAACGTTTCGCCAAGGTTATGCACCTCTCCGCCGTCAAAGTCAAGCAGTGCTCGTGAGCCTTGAGTATGACCTATTTGGATAGAATCAATTTCATCTATTCCGGTATCAATTTCCTGACCGCCATACTCAAACAGTTCGCATGTAAGTTTAAATGTAGGGATAGTAGACTTTTTATCGCCAGAGCCGCCAAGTTGGAAAAATGGAATTTTATCTTCAACAAATTTAATTTCAAAAAGCCCGCCAGTAAACGGTAAGTAAATGAGGTCACCTTCTCGAGGACGAACACTGTCATTTGTATAACCATGACGTCCAATGAGTGAGTTCCAACGGCGGCTACTGCAGACGAGTGTAACCTGATCTCGCGTCTCAAGTCCAAATTTCGTCATAAGGTCACCATCACCCTCAAAGCCGTCAACACTCTCAACAAACATCTCAATAAGAAACGAAGCATCAAAACTTGATATAACGTCTTCGTTTAATATAAAGTCGTGTTTTACAATCTTACGAGGTATATAATAGACGTCATGCCCCATGATTTTCATAGACTCTATGAGCAAATCTTCAAGAAGGTTTTGCTCGGGTCTATACCGCTGACTAAAATATACACTGCGTGCCATACTATGTTATTTATCAGCCAACAAAAAAATCCGGCGGCATTTGGTATTTCGTATCAAAATCAGTCTCTATTTTTTCAATATCGTTTATTGCATCTTCGTAAATCGCGCGACCATTTAAAGTAATTCCACCGGGCAGAGTCATGCCTTCAAACTTCAACAAATTCGTCCCCCATTGCTTTTTCAGCAGCGCGGTAAGATATTTCTTAAGAAGCATATCATTATATACATCAGTATAGTCATTCGGGTTTATCGTTTGATAGCCTTCAACTATAATATATTGACCTATATGTATGTAAGTTTTCCAATCATCCTGAATACTAAGACGATTCATATGACGACTAAATATAATTTGTTGAGTTGAACCAGTAAGTATAAGTTCAATTGAGCTCATATACTGCTTCGTCATTTCATAGTTAACAAGTGAGCCAGGCTGACGAAGGCCATACAAGTCATTCAAAAACATTTGATATTTAACACTAAACATATCAGCAGCATCGCCACTACTCAAGTTTAGCACACGAAGCACAGAAATAAGTTGGTCAGGCAGCGTAATATAGTTGTTATCATAGTCCGCTTGTGTGACCTGATGCTTTAAGAATGTACGTACAACCGCGTCGCTATGATACTCTTGATAAAACTGAAGTGCCTCATCAATGCGATCTTCAATTTGATCCTCGTCAATATTAATTTCAAGTACTGGCGCACCCAACGCTCTTAAGCAATAGTCAGTAAGTTCTTGTCGTGATGTTGGTTTTGCCATAATATACTATTTATACCAATCTCAGAATGACACTACAAATTAAGTTGTAATCTGAGTCGTGCGACTATTACGGAGTACCGAGAACAGTAATAGCCTCTTGAATAGTCTCCTCAAAACGGAATGGAGCAATTGGCCAGTTGCCATTTGATGCTGGATTTAAAGCAAAGGATACCGTAATGCCGTTAAGCCAATTGCGTACAGCAATCAGTTTTTCTGAACTCTTGTTCTCTGCGGCTAATTTAGCTTCAATGTCCATAAGTGACAGCACTTTAAGGGCGCTAAAACCTTGTCGCTCAATCCACTGGTCTACACCCGAGAATGGTAGTTGCTGTGGACCAAACATTCGACGCAGTTGCATCTTTTCGGTAAAGGTTATTAGGCCTCCATCTTCATAAAAGTATAAAATTGGCGGAGTGGCAGTGCGACCGGCATCAAAGGTGGCGGCAATCTCGTCCGATATCTCAACAACCGAGAGGTGATTCATCACGTTCTGCGGTTGTGCGGCGGGGAGATGATCCTCGACACGAATGATTAAATTGCGGGGGTTTAGTGTAGCGTATTTCATAGTTCGTTAATCCAGTTAAATTTTTGATTAAGTGCTTCGGAAAGTTGTCGGCCGAGAGTGTCATGCCAATCTGGTTGAAGAGCAGTCACCTTTGGTTTTACGGTATGATCACCAAATGGCCAGCCAAGTTCATGTTCAATAGTGTATTGCTCAACATTTGTGGTGTTGTGGATAAAGGGTTCTTCGCCAAGGTAGTCCCACACTTTTTCCATTGTACGCTGCGGGTCAGAGGTCAAATCTTCGGCATGAACAAAATGCACTTTATTGGCGTGAACTCGAGCAAGTTCGTGAATTCGTTGTATAGCTATACCTATTGGAGCGCTGTCAAGCCAAAATTGGCATCGACCTTCGACAGTTTGAATGCGAGCCGTATCGGCTTGGTTGCCCTCCATTTGAAAACCCGGATGAGCTTGAAACTTTTTCTCCATGCTTGAAAGAACACCACGAATGTCACGAATAGGTACAAGAAGTTTAGCATCGGGGAAAAGTTGGAACAGCAGATTAGCTGATCCGATCCAACTGCGGCATTTGTCAACTACGACTGGACGATCCGTTATGGAGTCAAAGGAGTTAACAATACCGCCACGCATAAAGTCAGAAAACAATTGTTCGCCATCTTTTGGTTGTGGAATGCTACGGAATTCTTCGGTCTTAAAGAATGCCTTTGATAAGTACATAATCTCGTGCACTCCACTTGTTGCAGTAGCATGAACGCGAGGATTTTGTGCAAGAAGGTTTTGCAACAAAGTGCTGCATGCTCTTGGAAGTCCTGATGTGTAATGTATTGTTTTATTCATATACTATTATATATCAAAGATCATCAACGACGGTTAATCCACCAAATGTTGCGCCATATCCAGTCGCTCCATTTGGAACGTGGATTTCGGTTGTTAAAACACCTACAAAAACGAGTGCGCCAAGTGTTGGGGCAGCCATTGCTAAACATGCGATGTAATCTAAGCTATTGCACTGTATGAACGCAGCGTCACCGATACTAGTGACGCTGCTAGGTATCGTTATACTAGGCAATGCAATGGATAAAGCCAAAAACGCAATAGGAATACTTACTATACCATTACTGAGTGTCATGCTCGTTAGGCTAGTGCAGCCGCTGAACGCATAGCTACCCATGCTAGTAACGGTAGATGGTATTGTTAAGCTTGTTAATCCAGCATACATAAACGCACCAACGCCAATACTTGTAACGCTGGCTGGAATTGTTACGTTTGCTAAAGCGAAACAGTCGAGAAATGCATAACTGCCAATACTGGTTACGTTGTTTCCAATAGTGACGCTTGATAGGCTAGTGCAACTTTGGAATGCATAGCCGCCAATGGTTGTAACGCTATTTGGAATGGTGACGCTGGTTAGGCCAGAGCAGTACCTGAATGCATAGCCGCCAATGCTTGTAACGCTATCTCCAATAGTGACGCTTGATAGGCTAGTGCAAGCTTGGAATGTACCGCCGCTAATGCTTGTAACGCTATCTCCAATAGTGACGCTTGTTAGGCTAGAGCAAACTAGGAACGCATAGTCGCCAATGCTTGTAACGCTATCTGGAATAGTGATGCTTGTCAGGCTAGTGCAAGCTTGGAATGTACCGTTGCCAATGCTTGTAACGCTATCTGGAATAGTGATGCTTGTTAAGTCAGAGCAACTACGGAATGCACTGTTGCCAATGCTTGTAACGCTATCTCCAATCGTCAGGCTTGTTAGGCTAGTGCAGTTGCTGAATATATAGTTACTAATGCTTGTCACGCTATCTGGAATAGTGATGCTTGTCAGGCTAGTGCAGCTGCTGAATGTACCGCTGCCAATGCTTGTAACGCTATCTGGAATAGTGACGCTTGTCAGACCACTGCAGCCGTAGAATGCACCGCTGCTAATGGTTGTAACGCTATCTGGAATAGTGATGCTTGTCAGGCTAGTGCAAGCTTGGAATGTACCGGTGTCAATGCTTGTAACGCTATCTGGAATAGTGATGCTTGTCAGACCACTGCAGAAGCTGAACGCATAGCCGCCAATGCTTGTAACGCTATCTCCAATCGTGACGCTTGTCAGACCACTGCAGCCGTAGAATGCATAGCTGCCAATGCTTGTAACGCTATCTCCAATAGTAATGCTTGTTAAGTCAGAGCAACTACGGAATGAATACTCGCCAATGGTTGTAACGCTATCTGGAATAGTGATGCTTGTCAGGCTAGTGCAAGCTTGGAATGTACCGGTGTCAATGCTTGTAACGCTATCTGGAATAGTGATGCTTGTCAGACCACTGCAGCCGTAGAATGCATAGCTGCCAATGCTTGTAACGCTATCTCCAATCGTGACGCTTGTCAGACCACTGCAGCCGTAGAATCCTCTGCCGCCAATGGTTGTAACGCTATCTGGAATAGTAATGCTTGTCAGGCTAGTGCAGGTGTTGAACGCATGGCTGCCAATGCTTGTAACGCTATCTGGAATGGTGACGCTTGTTAGGCTAGAGCAGTTGTTGAATGCGTAACTGTCAATGCTTGTAACGCTATCTGTAATAGTGATGCTTGTTAGGCTAGAGCAGTTGTTGAATGCACCGCTGCTAATGCTTGTAACGCTATCTGGAATGGTGATGCTTGTCAGGCTAGTGCAGTTTTGGAATGCATAGCTGCCAATGCTTGTAACGCTATCTGGAATAGTGATGCTTGTCAGGCCAGTGCAGGTGTCGAACGCATAGCTGCCAATGCTTGTAACGCTATCTCCAATAGTGACGCTTGTCAGGCCAGTGCAATAGTTGAACGCATAGCTACCAATGGTTGTAACGCTATCTCCAATAGCGATGCTAGTCACGCCGGTGCAGTCGTTGAACGCATAGCTGCCAATGGTTGTAACGCTGTTTGGAATAGTGATGCTTGTCAGGCTAGAGCAAACTTGGAACGCATAGTCGCCAATGCTTGTAACGCTATCTGGAATAGTAATGCTTGATAAGCTAGAGCAGTTGTTGAATGCGTAACTGTCAATGGTTGTAACACTATCTCCAATCGCAACACTCGTCAGGCCAGTGCAGTACCTGAATGTATAGCTGCCAATGCTTGTAACGCTATCTGGAATAGTGACACTTGTTATGCCAGTGCAACTTTGGAATGCACTGTTGCCAATGCTCGTGACGCTATCTGGAATAGTGATGCTTGATAAGCTAGCGCAACTTCGGAATGTACCGTTGCCAATGCTTGTGACGCTATCTGGAATAGTGACGCTTGTCAGGCTACTGCAGCCGTAGAATGCGTAATCGTTAATGCTCGTGACGCTATCTCCAATAGTGACGCTTGTTAGGCCGGTGCAGTAGTTGAATGCACCGCCACCAATGGTTGTAACGCTATCTGGAATAGTCACGCTTAATAGGCTAGTGCAGAAGTTGAATGCATAGCTGCCAATGCTTGTAACGCTATCCCCAAAAATAACAGAATCAAGATTGGAATTACTATTTTGCAACAAGTCAGGTATAATTGTATTTGGATAATATTCGATTGTCGAGTCAGAATAAGTAAAAATTGTTTCTATGCTTCCTTGACCATGCCCAGTTGTTCCTGTAGCATAAAATAATTTTCCAGTTAAATCGGTGGTATATTCACTGGCTCCAGGAGGAAGATACTCAAATGTTAATACTCCTTCTCCTTCAGGCCCATTACCAAACATTATGGCTAATGCATAATATGCATTAGCGGCCATTGTAAATGTACCAGTCACTGGTTGTGGACCATGAATTCCTCCGTTTGACACTACGGCATTGCTTATTTCCCTAGCAGCGTCTAGAGCATTTGAGCCAAGCCACAAATAGCTTGCATCATCTGAAGTTATTCGAAAACCATATTCTCCGGATATAGTTGGTTTAAAATAACCTCTAACAATAAGACTTTTATTATTATCTCCAGCCGCGGCGGAATAACCATCATCAATAACTGAAGAAATACTTTGTGACAACAGTGGACGACTTACCGCTGCTCTTTCAGTTGGTCCAGCCACTGGTGGAGGACCAAAGTAGAACAATCCGGCACCTACATGTGGAAACAGACCAGACGGTTCATATGGATTATTAAAACTAGGATTTTCTGAAAATCCGTTTTCATACCAATTAGGCGGTGTTACAAACGTGCCTAAAGTTGTTATTTGAAAATCACCACCTCCAAGTGTAGCAAAATAGGAGTCGTTCAATAGTCTAGAATTAAAAAACGTAGAGTCATCTTCAAAATACCCTTGATATTTTCTTTTAACAACTCCATCATCTAAAGTTAGTCCGGTAATATCGCTGCCCTCAAATGAAGGGTCAGAGATTGCGCTGACATACTTGTATGCCAAATCCATTCCAAGGCCAAATCTAACTCCTTGAAACATAAAATTAGAATAATACTGTTACAGCTGCAGTAGATATAGT